TCAGGACATTTAATCTCTTTGCAATGTTTATCAGAAGTCATTTTATAACCACAGTCTATACATTCACAATCATATTTTGCCTTTTCTTCAACCTTCTCAATATCAACACCATCTACAATCTCAATCAACCCTTCTTCTTTTAACAACCCTATATCAATACCTTTACTTATCATATTAGTCAATGCTTCTGGGTTTGCAGGGACTGAACAAGCTGAAAATTCAAGTAGTTCCCAATTTAAGAAGCGGTAACCTGTAATATTTTTCTTGCCTTCTTCGTCTTTAATCTCTTCTGATTTTGTAGGAATAAACCCAATACTCCATGCCCTCATGAATTTCTGCTTATACATATTATAAACCGTATCGGCCAAAGGATAAGTTCCTTCTTCTGGGAATGTTACCTTTGCAGTAATGCCATTTTCTGTCTTTTTCAAATCGCTTGCTTTCCCAATAGGAAGTCCCGAATAATCATGGGCCATGAGGACTACAGGATTCTTTTTAAAGTTAACAAACTTTCCACCATTCGGTTCAACTATATCACCTGAACGGTCAACTGCATTGGTTGATATTGTAACGTTCAAGGCTCGTTCACCCTCTACCACCTTTACCTCGCTATCATATTGTTTAAATAATAATTCTTTTGGCATTTATATAAATCACCTCACTTTAATAAATTCTTCAAATCTTCTATAATCTTTTTGTTATAGGCTCCACTGTCCTCATCAACGGGATAATTTCCATCTTCTAAATCTTTTTCTAATCTCTTTATTAATTCAATTATTTTGTCTCGATATCCTTCTCTTAACATTTTATCTCTCCTTTATTCTTTTAATACCGGCAACACGGTACATCTACAATTTATGCTCGAAGGGAACATCTCGCCATTTGAGAACGGCTTATCAAGGTCAACAACTTGACCATTCATACTGGCATGTTCAGGTCTAACTCTATCATCCATAGTCGCCAGCCACTCTTTTTTCTTCACAACTCCACTTTGTTTATAAGATTGATAAGCTCCAGAATTTGATGCGGTTAGAGTTTCAGTTCTGGCAATTCTTACCGCTTTATAACCTTTACAATCTTCATATTCTTTAGTGATTCTTGCGGCTAATTTAGGTATGCTTTCACCAGCTTCAACGCCTTCGGCCAATGTTCTTTTTAAAGCCTCAAAGGTCGTATCTAATATAGATTTAATTGATTCCCCTGTATGTTTCTTAATCCATTTCATCACTTCGGGATTAGTCACGTCAAACCCCAAACCTAATTCAGCAGCAGCAGCCTCACCATTTTTCTTAACCATCTGGGTTATCCTCGGTAAGACAACTTCGGCAAACTTCATTATTTCCCGCTCATCGTGGGTGACCCTCAGAACGTCATCAATATCTTTTGTTTCTATGCTTTTCTTACCCCGCAATGCTCTCAAGGCTCTTAATTCCTGCTCCTGAAATAGTTTTATCATGGCTCGTTTAAAATCTTCTTCCATTGGCGTTATCCGCTTAATAAATAATTCCCAATATTTACGTTTATAATCTTCGGTATACTTATATTCCTTTATCGCCCAATCTAAAAGAGCTTTAGGCGGCTCTGGCTCTGGCCGTAGTTCACTCCCGCTGCTTAACGGCATAATATTCATAGGCACTAACGGCACTTTACCCCAGGGGACTTCATCGAGCCCATCTTCAACCCTTGCTTCATTTGGGGTAATTACAAAACATTTCAAGTCGCTTTCACGCTTCTTTAATATAAATTCTTCATCAATGGGAACAGGATTGTCATATTTGCAATATAATCCTATATCGTATAACGGCAATAAGAAAGTATTAAATACTTCTTCCTGCCTAACTAATCTGGGTAATATACATTCTCTATTCCAGGCCGTATCGAGGGCTGTCATGTTGGCAAGGTTGGTTGATTCGGGATGTGATAGTTTTTGTGGTGGAACATGGTAAGCACTGGCCAGCTGTCGCATAGTCCATTCAGCAAGAGCCATAAACTCCATATCTTTGTTAGACACACCTACAGTCTTTAAAGTCATGCCGCCAACTAAAGCTCCGGTCTTGTGTGCCTTTTCTGCTCCGCCATAAGTTTGGTCAAATAAGGTTAATATCTTTTTAACCTGGTCAGGCGGCATATTCTTTTCGCTTTCCAATACTTGCTTTAAATGCACGCCATTTTTAAATACATTCAACTGATAAATCATGTTATATTTGTCGGTGTCATAGGCGTATGCTTTTCGTTGGACAGGTGAAGCACCCCTAAATGGATTTGTGGGGCTTGGATATTTAAAAAACAATATATCGTTTGCCTCGTATCGCTTCTCAGTCAGGCCTTCCTTTTCAATGTAATGGGATATAGCACCATTTTTTACAATAGGGCTTATCTTGTCAGGCTGTCTAAAATAGAGTTCCTGTGGATGGCCTAAACGGTCTTTAACCACATGGATATAACATTCACCTGTGAGGTCAAGATATATTTGTAATAATTCTTTGCCTTCAAATTTTGTAGTGTAAGGGTTCCATTTTTGGATTAAGTCATAGAATTTATGCTTTTCTACCAGCTCGCCATTATAATAAAGTCGTAGAGGAATTGAGGCTACCCGTTCAGCAATAAGCGAAACGCAGTCGCCCACCCATCCCTCGTATGCTTTTAGCTGCTCGGAGGTGTTCTTCTTGCCATCAGTAGAAAAAATATCTGAAAATGAGCCGTCATAATAGCCATCGTCTAATGGGTTAATAGATTTAGGAATGGATATATTAATTTTGCGGTTTGTAAAAGGGATTGTTATATTCAATATCGATATCGCCTCCCTTCGTGGAAAGATATATTATATATTAGCATGAAAATTTATTGATTGTCAAATAATTTATTCAGGGGTATAGAAATATGGCATACCCTCCGTATAGAATATCGTATACATAACATACCGGAAAGCATCCATGAGATGGTCAACCCCTTTGTTCGGCTCTTCTTTCGCTATACCATCTCTATCTTTTTTTCGCTCGTAACCTTCAATTTCTTTTTTAATATTCTGGCTGCTCTCAGTAATCAGTATCTCAAATTGATTAACAAAGTCTATACCGGCTATAACACTGCCTTTATTTTTATTTGCACCCTCGATATAGCCATAGCCATAATCATCATTCAGTTCTACTATTTTATCAGGTGCTTCACTGTCGGCTATAATCCTTTTTGTTTCGATGCCTGTGCCTTCCATTTCTTCTGCAAACATTTTAGTGGTATGTCTGGTCTTGTAAAACATTTCATGCAAGTATATCTTTCTCTTTTCCATATCTACTACAACTTTAACGCATGCCATCGGTGCTATATATCCAAAATCAAGTCCATATATCGGCTCATCAGTTGTCGGAAATTCGCTATCAGGTATCATCCGCCAGTTGGTATATATAGCATTTTCAAGTTGTCCATATTGGCCAAGCGTATAGACTGTTCGGTTATTGCCGGTATAGCCTTCTAATAATCTAACATAGGCCTTATCGTTCTTGATGAATATATTGTCTTTGTAGGTAGTGGTTATTATACAAATATCTTCTTTATCTTGCTCGGTGATGTCAGTAAAGAACCTTAAAAATGTCCAATTCGCCTTCAGAATCGGATTATACGTTAGGATAATCTGCATGTAGGTGTGGAATATACCCCGAAGCCGTCTGTCCACTTCTTCAAAGTCTTTCATGGCCAGTTCAGTGGCTTCTTCTACCCAAACGCCGGTAATCCCTTCCATGCTCTTTAGCTTTTCGGGGTCATCAACGCCACAAAATAAAATAGTGTTTCCATTACTCTTGAAGGTAATTGACATATCAGTCTTGTTAATCTTAAATTCTTTGGCTAAATCCCATCTGCTTATATAGTCCTGGAATAACTGAAAGACTGATTTTCGGAGTGTATCTTTTACTTTCCTGATAACTAAAAAGCGGTGACCTTCTTCGGTCATTGTCCTGTAGAGGATTTTCTCGCCTGCAAACCAGCTCTTACCGCTACCGGCACCGCCTTTTATTACAAGATATCTTTTCTTAATATATAGCAGTCGCCGGTATATCGGGTTTAGTAGGTTTTCAAAATAGGTGATATTGATAACGGTTTCAGTCATTATTCCTCTTCCGGCTTATCTTTTTAATTTTCTCCATTCTCTATATTGTTTTCTTCTTACTCTTCTAACTTCAGCCTTTGTAACTTTATCAATTCCATCTTCAATTTTATCAAGTGATTTTCCAAGTTCACTTTGGATATCAATATAATTTTCAATCGCCTTCTGCATCGTTTCCCCCCTCATCTTCTGGTTTTTCCTTCTTACCTAACACTATAACTTTCCTGATTTCCTCATGCTTTTCTGCGGGATAGACGCCCATCAATTTTGCTTCTTCACGAGCGATATCAAAGGCAAGTTTATAATCGCCATCAGTCATTGCCTTATCTTTAAGGTCTCTATTCTGGGTTACATGGTAGGCAATCCCATCACCTTTTAATTTTTCGAAATATTTTTGCCATTCTTTTCTCGCTAATCTAATATAGTTGCGAGCTTGCCTATCTGTTATATTCCATTTTGCTGAAATAGTTTGAACTATAAAACTTACAGGTTTCCGCCTTAATAACAGACTTACCTGATATACTCTTTTTTCCATTTCTACTTGGTCAACCATTTAATCTCACTGCCTTTTTATTAGTATTTGGAGCG